ATGATCAGCGGCACCTCTCATCGCGCGTGGCAGCATTGGGAGGACGGCAAACGCGCCGTACCCGCCGATGTGGCCGACCGCATGCGTGAGTTGTGCGACTGGCGTGAGCGCGCCATAGACACAATACTCGAAGCCGTTGATAACAACATTGAGCGGCTTGGCGAGCCAGAGTCGATCCCGCTTGTCTGGTACGCCAACATGCACGACTGGGACGGCGGGCCGATTTTGTGGCGGCCACACCAATCAGCCTGCGCCGAGCTGGTGTCGATCAACAACTTGGTGCGGCTGGTGCCGTTTGACTCCCCCGCCTATGCCGCATGGCTTGGCAACCGAGCCGACTCTAGCCCTCAACGAGCGGCGTGGGCGGCTACCATATCGCCCGCCTCCTGAAATTGGCGCTACGGGCCGCCTATCGCGGCGGTGCGGCGTTTGGCGCAGCTCCGCACACGCGCTGATACTCAATAATCACGGCTTGGGCAGCGGTGAGCTGGTTGACGATGGCGTTGGCGTCGTTTGCGAGGTCGAGAAGATTTGCAGCAGTCGGCTGCGAAAGTTCGCCTCGCGCTTCACCATCACGTCTGCCGGCGGTGGCGAGAGCTTCACTGGGTCCGGGCAGCTTTCGGCAAGTGTCTTGCCCGCTGGTGAAAAAAGGGTCGAACAACCGGAGAGAGCCGCGCTGCACATCAGCGCGATCAGCAGTTTTTTGGGCTTGCACATTTTTCAGCTCCGTTTGGTAATAGGTTGAGACATCCGCAATCACTTGCGCGCTCTGGCGCTCGGTGGCACGGTTGGCGGCATTGGCTTTGTTAAGCTCCACCTGCCACTCGGCTTTGGCGGTGGCCATCTTGGCGACCCACTCGGCACGCTCTGCCTGCACGCCGGTGTCGCGTATCCACCACACAGCGGCGGCGAATGCGGCCACCACGGCGAAAGCCGCTGCGATGCGCCACAGCGGGAAGGCCACATCAAGCCACATTCTGAGCGCGGTGATCACATCTGCCCCGCATTAGTAATGGTGATCTCGATTTCCTCGCTCGCACTCTCAGCCTCGTCGAGCTTCTTGTAGAGCGCATCGAATGCCGCGCGGCTGCGGCTCACACTCTCACCACCCAGCCCCAAAGCCAGCCCAGGCAAAAGGCAGCCTTCGGTGTCGGCATCGGTGTTGCCGGGGTGAATGCGGATGCCCTCAAAGCCCGGCACACCCACGAGCAATGGCAGGTCACGCTTGAAGCGGTTGCTGTAGGTGATCTGCACGCGGTACGTGCCGGCGGGGATGGCGGTCTTGCCTTTGACCTTCCAGCTCTCGACTGGCTGGCCTTCTACCTCGCGCACCAGGTCTTCAAGAATGAAGCAGAACCAATCGCCGTCGATGTACAGATCCCCGATGGTGCAGGTGGTGCCCGATGGGGTGCGCTCAAGTAACAGATTCATTCTGGGTGCCTCCGATTTGCGCCGTCCCACTCTTTGGCGCGATTGAGCATCTCTCGCAAATCGCCGCGCACCATCGCCACGGCCACCAGCGCCAGGCCAACGTGCATGATCGTTTCGACACCATCTGCGCCTGCCCACGGCCACCAGTAATCACACGCATGGCCAAACGCGCCGGCAGCGGTGAGGATGAAGCCCCAGCGCTCGCAGCCAATGGTGTGGCGATCCATGTGCTCGTTGATATAGAGCAGCACGGAGAGACACAGCACCAACAGCGCCACAGAGTTGATCACCTGCATCATTTGTCACCTCCATTCTTTGTGCCACGCAGCTTATCCAGCCACGCCCACGGATCGTTGGCAAAGCCGCGCCAGATCGCCAGCAGCCCAGGCACGATGAACATTCCGCCAATGCCGAAAATAAACGCGAGCGCGTTATTCACAATCGGCGGCAGTGTGTAGAGCTGCATCACCAGCGATGGCCCCAACACAGCGCAGATCACCCCCGCCACCAGCGCACCAAACATTTCTTTCTTGCTCATCGGCGGGCTGTAGCTAATGCCAAGCGCCGCGCCGATAAAGCCGAGCACGGCGGTGATGAGTTCAAACCCATGCCAGTTAAAGTCCTTCATGCCGCGCTCTCCCATGCGTTGAGGTTGTGTTTCATCGTGTGTAATCCCTTGGTGTGTAGCTGTGCGCCTCGGGGTGAATCTCACCAAGCGCATGGCGGATTTCGTGGGTCAACGTATTGCAGGTGCCTTTGTAGTTATCCAGCGGCTCACGCACTAAAATGTCGACATGGTGATAGTTCTCGCTGATTTTCGTGCGGCTGGCGCAACCCTGAATATTGAAATCGTTGCAGGTCCCCGGATACTTGCGCCAGTCCGGCTCATGCCGAATGGTGATGCTGGATGCCACTGGGTCAACCTTCTCCCAGGTGTACCCCATGCAGTCCGCTTGCTGTTGTGGCTTTTCACCACACCCACCAATCAGCAGCGCCAGCAGCACCGAGCCCGCAGCGGCCACGGTCCACAAAGCGGAGGTCACTAGATTCAAACGCCAGCCGGGCTTCATGCCACCACCTCACGGGCGTTGAGTACGATGCTGGTGTAGTCAGGTGTGCCTTGGTCCATGGTTTCCTCGTCGGTGGCGCTGGATGCGATCAGTGGCCATGTCCAGCTCGGGCGCTGCGTGACTTGCAGATCCATCCAAACCGCGCCGCGCCGGATCTCCTCGAGCAGTGAGCCGATCACCATCTCGCCGGTATTGGTCACCAGAAACTTACCGTTAATAACGTCGAAGCGATTACCGATTGCTGCCACAGCTTCGCGGCCGTTGTCGAGCTGCTGGCGGGTTTCGGCGTGGTTGTTGCGCACGGTCAGCCCGTATTGCGGCGCGACGATGTCGGTGGTGGCGCCAAACACATACACCGCCCCGATGCGCCAATACGCCAAGCCATCCGGTGGGGTGGCGCTGGCGATACGCAGCCGCCAGTAGCGTGCAGACGTATTCACGGCCGCACACCCACGACGGCGGCTGAAGCGGTCCACGTTTGTGAGGCTGAGCGTGGCGCGGTCGGTATATGTCACGTTATCGGGTGACGATGCGATGACGATGCTGGTGGCGTTGGTATCTTGCACACCAATGCCGCGCGGTGTTTGTGCGCTGCCGAGATCGATGATGACGTCTTGCTGCGTGGTGGCCGTCGATCGCCATGGCGCACCTAGCGCCTGCAGCAGCACATTGGTGGCGGCGTAGCCACTGGCCGCGCTGGTGGCCGTGGCAGTGGTGGGGATGATGCGGCTGGTGTAGAGCAGGCTCATACGGCTCCTTTGTTTAGTCGGCGCTCGATACGCGCTTGGCGTTTGGCAGCCTCTGCAGCCTCGGCCTCGGCAGCGGCGGCGGCTTGCTGTGCGGCTATCCTTGCCATGTCGAGTGCTTGACGCTTGGCCAACACACGCGGGTGTTGTTTCAGCTCTTCAAAACTGAATCCAATCGCGGCCAGCGTTTTGAGTGGCACGTCTTCACGGTGGGCGAGCATTTCACGCAGCGCGGCTTTAGCTGCATCTGGTAAACCATCACGCCCACGGGATTCGCAGTGCGCGACGATGTCAGCCACAGCGCACGGTGCAAAGTGGATCGTCGGCGCATCGGCGGCATCCGGCTTCACGCGCACCTTGGGTGCATCATCGTGGACGAAGGCCAGCGGGTGCGGTTCAACATTAGCCCAAAGCCACGAGGCCAATGCAGTGTTGTCTTTTGCTGACTCACAAACACCAAGGTCTGTGACAGCAAACTCCCCGCCTTCCGGCGCGCCCAGCGAAACGCTGTCGAACGGCACTTGCAGCGCCTCGAAGCCTTTCACGCGGCCGGTCGCGGTGTCCGTCAGAACGCGTACAAAAAGTTTTCGCATCATGCGTTTCCGCTCCGATAATCAACTTGAACGATCACGTCATTGCCAGCGTTGTTCCACAAACGTCGCCGCGATACCTCCGCTCCCCCTGCTTTGGACATGTCGGTGCTGCACAACAAATAGACGGGGCTTTGTGCGCCGCTCGGGTTTGGGAATGCCACGTAGGAAGCGCTAAACGCATACACCGACAGCCCGATGTTGACGCTGGCACCGTTGGCGATTAAGTAACTCGCAAAGCCAGCGCTCGAACTCAGGCGGCTCCGGTTAATCGCCGCATCAACAATCACCGCTCCATCCGCCCACTTAGCCGTCCCCACAAAGTTGCCGGACGAATAACTGCCCGCATTGCCAAACTTATCCACCGCCCGCACCCGCACGCCGTAGGTGGTGCCGACTGTGGCAAACACATATTCAAACAAACCGGGGCTAACACGAAACGCGCTGCCCCACGATGCACCAAAGTTGTCCGATATTTGCGCTTCGTAGTACGCAACCATTTCGCTACCAGGGCGAACGTCAAAACGCCACTGAATCGTCTTGGTCCCGATCTGCTGGGAAAGCAGATTGATAACCACTCCCGGCGTGGTGGCGTACCCCGTCGAATTGCGCGTTTCGGTAACGGTAGCACCTTCGATGCCGTTTGAATTCACGGCATAGGCACTCACGGTATGGCTGACACCAGGGCGCAGGCCGGTGAGCACAGCCTCAAACACCGTACCGTTGCGTTTGCCTTCCACCCGGGTGATGCCGCCGATCGCATCCACGGCCTGAAACACGATCCGCGAGTAGTTCACGCTCGGCGGCGTGCAGGCATAGAACATGTACGCCCGCGCGGTGCCGTCGGTCGAGGTGGTCACACCACTACTGCCGCCGGTGTAGGTCAGCGCAGTTGGTGCGGCGGGTGTGGATTGCGAATAATCGGGCGCATACCCACTCGATGCCCCTGCCGGGATGGTGCCTGCCCCGTAGGTATAGATGGCCGCGTCGTATTGGCGTGCGGTGAGTGCATTCGCGTCCGTTGGCCGCTCGACACCACGGATGAGCCAATCGCGGGTGCCGCTGTAGCAGCTCACGCCGTCCACGGTCAGCACGTCGCCGTTGTCAAACATCGCGCCGTAGACTTTCAGCTTGGCATCGCGCCGGCCGTTTTCACGCTTGCTGATGTAATCGACCAGCCGGTCGGCCACGTTGCCATCGTAGATGTACGGGTTCTGGATCCGCAGCGTTTCGGCACTACCGGTACCGCTGCGGGTGGCGGTGAATTGCCAATCGTTGCTGCCCGGTGCGCGCGGCCGATATTTCAGTTCGTAGGCGCGCGGCGGCATCGGCTCTTCGACAGACTCAATATCGATCAAGCCATCACGCTCACGCAGCGTGGCGATGGATGAGCGCACCTTGTCTTGCATCAGCGCCCAAGCGCCGGTGCCGGTTTTGGTGAGGTCGCACCGCGCCACCTGCAGCAAGTATTCGATGATGACTTTGAGCTGCACCTCGCTGGTGTACGCGGCATCAATGTAGAAGCCGCGTGCGGCATCCTCAGTGATGGCGGCGGTGACGCTGGTGGCATCGGTGGTGATGCCCACCCGCTGCAGTAGCCGATCAATCTCGCGTGATGGCTCACGGTTGCCTGATACGGTGATGTCGGCAGTGAACTCATACTGCCGTCCGCTGGTGTCGCGTTGCTCACGGGCAAACACCACTGTGACCACCACGAGGCCGCTGGTGGCGGTGGCCGTGCTCACGGTGTATTCAGATGCCGTGACAATGCGGCCATCGCGGTACACGGTATTGACGGTGTACGTGGGGCCGGTGCGGCGCTCACAAATGGCGAAGGTCCATGTGGTGGTGCCGTTGGTATTGATAAACGCCATCGGCACTTTGAGCTGTGTGCCCGGCGAACAATCCGGCACTACCTTGCCGATGTGCGCCTCGTAGATATTCGTGAATTCTTCTTTGCTGTATTTGTTGGCTGGGTACACGCGATCGAGCGCGTCGGTATCAATATCGGCAAAGCTGATCGAGAGCTGGTTTTTGGTGACGCTGATGCGCTTGGCCACGGCGCGGCGCACGTCGGTGACTTCAAGCGTGCCGATCACGGCACCATTGCTGCGCCGCTCGATCTGGCTGAGCAGCTCCAGCTCCCAAGTGGTGCCTTTGCTGTTATCGCGGATGAAGTCGAAATCGCCGCGCGAGAAAAGGTCGCGGCTGGCATTGCAGCTGGTGAGGTAGCTGGTGGGTGGGCGCTTTTTGCCCCACTTGATGGGGCCGATGGATCCGGCAGGGAACGGCTCACCAGCGCCAATGTTTTGCGCGCCAATATAAACGGCCGCACCACCCCAGCTCCCGTCATAGCTTGCTTCTACTCCTGCAGAGCCGTTGCCATAGGCAATCATCCTGTCGCCAGACCATGCCGCTAACGCACGCACCTTGCCTGATGGAGCGACAAAGGGCGTATTGGCGACGCCCAGTCCGTCAAAGGCGACCGCAAGTTGCCCGGCGGTCAACGCCAATGGCGCTGGCGCACCCATACCAATAATGCGGCCAAATGAGTTTCTTGAGAACGCCGTCGCCCAGTCTGCCGCTTCATACTCGGCGTAAGCGAATCCCTCCGCATCGTTAATCATTGCCGTTGGCATTGCGAGAAGCGACGTCGCTCGTGAGCCAGCGCTTGGCGGGTTGTATACATCGGCGCGCGCCCCCACCACGGCCATTGGCCATGCGAAGGTGGTTGAGCCCTGCGCGGCAACGTTTGCTGTGCCAGCGACTGTCGAGTAGGCTGGGTAACACTCCACCGTCATCGTGGTATTGCCGGTGCCGTTGTTGGTGAGGCTCATGCGGATGATGAACCAGCCGGGCAGAGTGGTGGTGTCCACACTGTGCGATCCGGCTTGAAATGTGCCATCAACCGTGATGGCGCCGGTGACGGTATTGATGTGGATGCGATGACCCTTGGTAGTGCCGCCGGTATAGAACAATGACGCACCGGCAAAGCGGGAGCTGACGGCATCTTGCTTGACCAGGAACAGCGACGAGCGCGTGACGCTGTCGTTGGCCACGGTGACAGCGCGAAACGAATACTCAAACGCTGCGGGGTCGTTATCGGTCAAGGTCCACGCGCTGGCGAGACCATCCGGCCCCGTCGCGGCGGTAGGCACCGGCGTGTTGACGATGTTCCATGAGCCAATATCGACATCAAGTAGATTGGTTTCTGGCGGCGTGTGGTAGTACGGCCGCACAGTAGACAGCGGCGTGCCGGCCGCATCGGTGATATTGCCCGATCCATCAACGCTGTTGCCGTTGGTGGTCGTGAACCACACCACACCGCGCACACCAAAGCCCGCATGCGGCCAAACGGAGGTAGAGACATTCGGCACGTACTCAGGTGCCACCAAATTCGTTGCGCCCTGCATAGCGACCACCATCGCCTGCAGCACTGAGCCAGTGACAGTGAGAGTCAACGTGCCAGCGGTGGCGGTGAACTGCAACTGCTTGCGGTTGCTGGTGCTGCCGGCGAGCGTGCCGCTGCCGACGCCCGAAAGCGTGACCGAGCCGCTGCACTTGCCGAGCACGAGCAAATGTGTGCCGGCGGCGACGGTGACGGATTGCGTGGCCAGCACTTCAGTATCAGACAGCAGATTGCGCACACGCCGGCAGCCATAGGCGGGCGCGAATTCGTCCACAAGCGTCCAGCGATAGACGTTTTCCCAATCCGGTACAGGTATCGGCAGATTGCGCGTAAACGACGTCGGCGATTCACCATAAAGGCTCACCAGCGAGTAGCCATCCCAGTGGCCGTCTGCGCTGACTGTGCCGGGCAAGAGATCAGCCGCGTAGATGGTGGCATCAAACCCGCCAGCCGACTGCACGCCAAAGTTGTTGGTCACCGCATCGCGCGGGCTTGGCAATGTGCCGAGGATGGCTTGGTGCAGCACGCCATTGCGCACCTCTGCCTCTGCGGCCAGGGCAAAGCGCGGACCGGCCTGCCCCGCGACGATGGGGCCGCGCAGGAAAGCGTTTACCCGCCTATTGTCTTGGCTGCCGGTGATGGGGTCTTGGACGATTGTGGCCATTAGGTTTGACTCAGGATCACGTCGATTACGCGGCGGTTGTCACCCACCGCCGTCACTACCGCATTGCCGAACGCCTGCCCATCAAGGCCAACATTTACCGTGACGGTCCCGCCGCTGGTGGTGCTGCCATCCGCTGCTGTGGAATTGGCTCTCAAGCCGTCGCGGATTTCGATAAGCAAGTCACGCATTTCTTCGTTGGTCATACGTGTGCGCTGCACTTCTGTGAGCTGCGCGGTGGTGGTGGTCTGCATCAACGCATAGGCCGCATCACCCTGCTGACCAAGCGTTGTGTAAAAGCCGAGCGCCTGCGAGTTGAACTGGTCGAGCGCCGTGTTCATCATCGCGGTGTAATCGACCAAGTTTTGCGTGAGGCCGTTGCTTTCTTGGGTTAGCGATTCGATGCTGGCCTGATAAAAGAGCGCCTTCTGCGCATCACTTTGCGCGGCCGATTGCACTTCATTGAGTGCAGCCATCGCTTCGTTGTAGGCTTTCAGATACTCGTCACTTGGGCGGTCGTAAAGCTGGCCTGCGCTGCCCAGCCGATCTTGAATGGCGCTGATGAGGTTGTTTGCCGTGCTGGCGCGAAGGTCGCCTGTGGAATTGCGGAAGACTGACTGCAAGCCGCTGATGTATTCACCTTGCTGCGCAAACCGCGAGAAGGCCGAAGCCGGATTGTTCGCGCTGAACGTCAGCGTCTTGATAGCGTTGTCAGCGGACTCTGCCACACTTTCCATCTGCGTGACCAGGTTCAGCTCGTATTGCAAGCCCTCTACGCGCTTGGCAATGGCCTCTTGCTGTATACGCACAAAGTCCTGCTGCCCTTCTGCCAGGGCATCAAACCGCGCGCGAATGTTGGCCTGCCCGGTCGAGACGTATTGATCGACAACCGACAAGGCTTGGTTGATGTAGCCAAGACGCTGCGAGGGGTCTGTGGCACCCGTGATCTGGCCTTGCAGCGCCGTGATGCGGCCCAACTGCGCACGCTCTTGGGTGTTGAACTCGCGACCAATCTTGCCGCGACCAGCGACCCCTTCAACGCCCGTGAGGCTGCCGCCAACACTGGCGATGCGGCCCATCATCTGCTGACCGAAGTCGTAGCGGCCCTGGTTCAGGCTATCAAGCTGCGCCGTGAGATCGGCAACCAGCTCGCTCTCAACGTTGTAGCGGTTTTGAATTGAGGCCAGCAAGGTCGACTGTGCCTTGACTTGCTCGGCAGGGTCATTCGCGGCCAGCGCGGATTGCCAGGCAGCCTTGGCCTGGTCGACCGAATCAGCGAGGCTGGTGAGCTGCTTGGTGAACTGCGCCATCGCGTCACCACTGAGGCCATCAATTTGCGCGGTGATGCTATCGATTGCGGCATTCAATGCCGTATAGGCCGAGACCTGCTCACCAATGAACTTGATGAGTTGCTCAGATGTACCAGTAAAATTCTTGATCTGGTCAGCGATGCCGCTGTTGAGGTCTTTGAATACCTCAGAATATTTAATGGTCAGAAATTCTTTAGAGAGTTGCTCCGAGGCAGTGGGGTCACCCTTCGGGAATGAAAACTCGCGGCCTGTCATGCCGTTTAGACGGCCAGCCGCAGCGGCGATCTGTGCCGGTGTGAGTAGCCCGCCGATTTGTGTATCCAGCCCGCCTAGGCTGGTTTGAAAATTGCGGAAGCCTTGATTGCTGGCGTCATTACCCTGGGCGTATTGGAAGCCCTGCATGCCGAAGATGGAATCGCTCGCGTAACCCTGCGCGGCCGAACCAAAGCCGAGCCGGTACTTGGGGTTCTCGCCTTTGTCGCGGAAGGTCTGATAAAGCTGGTAGGCGGCGAGCGCTGCGGCAACATAAGGGCCAGCCGCACCCATTACGCTACCGGCTTGAAAGCCCAACGAGCCGCCACCGGCGCCGAGATTGGCGAACGTGCCGCCGAGGCCCACAGACGACCCAAAGGTGGCGCCGTTACCGAATGCGCTACCGAGCGCACCTAGGCTGCCAAGCGCCCCGCCACCGGAGAAGAGTGAGCCGAGGCCGCCTGCAGCGCCCCCTGAGCCTCCCAAAGCGCTTGCGATCACTTGACTCGACGCGCCGGTGAGGGAAGCGGTGAGCTGAATAATGAACGGCCGCGCGACTAGCTGATAGAGCGCATTCTTGAGGCCATTCTTCAGGTAATCACCGAAGGATTTTGCGCCCTGCAATGCCGCCTTGAAGCCGCCGTCGATTATGTCGTACCAACTGCTGAAAGCAGAACGCGACTGCTGAATAGCATCTTTCTGTTCCAGCAATGCTCGCTTTTGTGCATACAGCGCAATGACGCTCGCTTCGTCTTCGTCGGTCAATGCCAGGCGAATGGCCAAGGCCTCTTCGCGCGCAAGGGTCAGCTCTCGCTGCGCGTTTTTTGCTCCAAGCATTTCGGCAATTTCGGCTTGCAACATCGCGTTGCCGTCCGTCATGCCATCGATCATTGAATTGCGCGCGTCGATAGCATCGACCTCTTGCTGCTGTGCTTCAGCTCGGAGCTTGTTTAAGTGTTCCAGCGCTTTTGCCTCTGCTTCGAGGCCGGCTTTGACGAACGGTTGCTGGTTCGTCAGTTTTTCAACCACATCACGGTATTGCTCAAGCGTCAGCTTGCCGCCTTTATATGCGCCGAATAGTTTTTGCAGGTCATCGTAGAACGACGGGTCAAGGCCGCTTTCTTTACCGTTGATTTTGGCGAGCAGCTTGGTGATTTCATCGGTTCCCGCTTTCTGGGCACCAAGGAATGTCGCCGCGGCGGCGGCGGCGGCTTGCGACGCGCGCTGCTGCTCCTGGCTGAGACCCTTGACAGGCGCAATGGCGGCCGTCGATGCAGTGCCAATGCTCATGATGCTTTTTTCCCAAGCATCAAACTCAGCACGCGCTTTCTCGGCGTCTTCCTTCATCGCCCGCCCAATCGCAAGGCCACCTTTGATGTCGCCGCTGGCGAACGCAGCGATCTGAGCGGCCATGCCGCCGATCTCGGTGCCGACTCCTCGGAACACAAACGCAACATTGCCGAAGAGGACTGTGAGTGCCTTTCCGATTTCCAAAAGCGGACTGAAGGACTGACCCAGAGACGTGGATTTATCCTGCGCCTTCAGCATTTCGTCCGCCAGGGCGTTCAGCAATGGCAGCAATGGGCCGATCATGCGCGTCGCGAACCCGCCAGTGCCGCCAAGCAGCACCAGTTTGTCGTTGAACGCATCGGCTTCGTCAGTCATCTGTTTTGTCACGCCTGATAGACGTGTGCCAACTTCGACGAGCTCACCTATCTTGGCACCGCCTTCCGCTAGTAGCGGCGCGGCACCCATCCACGACTTGCCGAGGGCTTCGGCCATGACAGCGGCCCGCTGCTGTGGATCTTTCAGGTTTACAAAAACGTCGCTTAGCTGTTTAAATGCCTCGATCGGTTCTTTTGCGGTGATGCCTAGCGCCTTAAATCGCTCGCCATCTTTGCCAATGTTCACCGAGAGTTTGTTCATCGCTGCCGCGATGGAGTTGAGATCACCTCCCGACTGCTTTGCGGCAACCCCTAGCCCGGCAAGATCCTCCACGCTGATATTCGTGGCTAGGCTGAGGTCCCGAATCGCATCCATTGCATCAATGGCGCTCTTGGCCAGCGAAACGAGGCCCGCCACGCTGATGCCGGCGAGCGCGGCTTTGGCCAACGCGGCATAACGCTCGATCGACTGCGCGGCATCACCAACGATGCGCTTGGCATCGTTCATATCTTTTTGCAGGCGAGCCATGTTCGCGAGCATTTCGATTTCGAGTGTGCCGACTTTCATCGCTTTGGCCTTGTATCAATGAGTGTATCGAGCGCGAATTCGATGCGGTTTGAAACGGCATCGCGTTTTTCTTCCGTCAAGGGCACAAATGCGGGTGACGGACAATCGGGTTTTTCTGCTTTTCTGGCTTGGTCTAAATAGTCACCAGATAAGCGGCGGAGCATCTTGGCTTCCCACGGCGCGAGCGTGATGCCGGCCAACTGTTGCCAAGCGATCATGTCGACCCACATCAGTGGCACGGGGCCCATGCCGGCGGCGCTGGCTGGCCCGGCCTCCATGAGGTAGCTGACCAGGTACAGACCGCCTGATACCTCTGGCAAGTCAGGCTCGCCACCGTCGTCGAGGATCTCCTGCAGCCGCGATACGCGCGCTGGCTCGCTAGATTTCTTTTGGCTGAGCGTTTTATGCTCTTCCGTTGGCGGCGCCGGCGCGGTTTGTAGCCACGCCAGCACCCGCACATACAGGGCTAGTTCGGTGTAGAGCTCTTCGTAAAATTTGCCCAGTCACCGAGGTGTTCTTTCACCTGGTCGGCAATGAAGCCGATGGTGCGGTCGAGATACACCGCTTTGAATAGCTCTGGCCCTTCGAGGCCGTCGTATTCAATGTTGGTGAAACTCTTGGTGACATCCTTGAGGAATTCGGCGCGTTCCTCGGCGATTTCTTCAGGCGTTTGTTTGGCTTTGCCTTTGGCTTTGAGCCTGTTGAGCATTCGGTTGTTCTCACCTGCCTGCGCTTTGGCGTATTGCCGGGTACCGGGGCCATACACTTCAATCTTGCAGCGCAACTTGCCTTCGTCATCCGCGCACATGGGGTCATTGGCGGAATCGAGCAGCTCGATGGTGGCAGTGTCTTCAACGGCGAATTTGCGAATGTCTTTCATGATGTTGTTTCCTTCGTGTGGTGAATAAAAAAGCCCCCGGTGATCAAGCCGGGGGCCGGGCTACATGAGCCGCAAAGCGGCATGGGTTGCGTTTGCGTTATGAACCGATGATGATGATGTCGTAGGTGACTGTGGAACCGGCACCGCTGTTGGCGATACGCAGCAAATCCGCTGTGGTAGCAACGGCCGCGTAGGCGGTGTTGTCTGGTGCAAACAACGCGAAGACGCCACCGGGGCGAACAGTGACGGTGTGGGTGGCCGCGCCAAACATGGTGAAGACGGCGTTTGTCGCCGCAGCACCAACAATCACGTTGTTGGTATTCAACGGATCCGCGCGAACGATGAGGCCGCGGATTTTGGTGAAGTTCAACGCCGCCCCAAACGCATCGACCAGTGTTGCGCCGTTGAGGTCGAGATCTTCGCTGGCGCTTGCTGCCAAGGTGCGTGTGTCCGAAAACACGAGCTGGCCTTGGTTGGCACCGGAGCCGGTGCCCAAGACCATTTGGCCGTTGTAGTTGATCGGGGCCTGCTGGCTTTGCAGATCCAGATTGTCTGAGTAGGCGATATCCGCCAAGACGCGCAAGGATGCGCTGAGAACACGTGGCATGGTTGTTTCCTTTCGTTAGAGGTGAATGCCGTGGATTAGGTGCGAACGATGCCGACGCCAGCGCTGTTGCTGGTGAGTTCGAGCATGACGCTGGCTTGGGTGATGTTGTCCACCGAGCCGACGTTTGGCTTGAACTTCATCACTTGCGCTTGGAAGTAATACTTGCGGCCAGACTGCAGCGTGATTTCAAAGCTGTAGTCGTTGTCCGACACCGCAGCGGATTCAAGCAAGAGCTGGCCAGCGTCGGCTTCGTCGAGTGCCATCATCAAATTGATCTGGCCCTCGTTGTAGCTGCCTTTCTTTTTGACGGTGGCGCGGGTGCCGATCGGGTTGTGCGTGACGAGGTTGTACTCGCGGCCAAACTCGCCAAGGTCGGTGATCTCGCCCACTGCGGTCCAGCCAAGTGCAGCGTAACCCGCAACGTTAAAAGTGCCTGGTTGTGCGGCGCTCACGCGGATGGTTGAGCCCGCTGATGTTCTAGATGCCATGTGCTTTCCTTTCGTTTAAAAATAAAAAGCCCGCAGGCGTTAGCTCAGCGGGCGGGCTATTTGCGACGCTTTTTACACGCCGGCAAAACTGGTTAGAGGTCTTCGATGTAGGCGACTCGGAAGTCCTGTGTTTGCATAAACACGGATGGATCGCCTCGGGAAAACTCCGGGCCTTGACCATCGGTGTGGATCGTGACGTTTTGCCGACCGGCTAGTGGGCCGATGCGGTTGCGCAGCGCCTTGCGGAGCGCGGCAAGGATGGTGCGAACTTCGCCACGCGTGCCGGCCACGACTGAGGCCTGCACGCGGTCGGTGCGGTGCGCGGTGCCGTGCTTTTGGGCGGTGAGAATATTGCGATCGACACCGCTCACCAGCAAAAAGCTAATCGCGGGCAGCGGTGTATTGGTTGGCAGCTCATCACCCATGATGCGAGCGACAGGCACGAGCTTGATCAGCGCCATGTCTTCTTTGGCCAAGCGCGCCAAGATCACCACGCCACTCATGCGGCACCCACTTCAACATCGCCAGCAGCCTCGATGCCGGCCTTGGTGAGACGGGCTTTGATGTAGTTGCCGACGGCGATCACGGCGTCTTGCTGCCGGTTATCCATCGCCGGGCGCATGAAGGGCTTGGCACGTGCGCCAGGGTGTTCGATGACTTCAGCAAACAGCCCGGCAAAAAACAGCGAGCGCGCATTCTTTGGTTTGATCCAGTGCGCGGCGGTGCCGTGCTCGATCCAGTTGGCAATGTAGCCGTGTTTGCCTGCCGTTTTGACGGTGGCGGTAACTACGCCTTTGCGTGAACGGGTGGTGACCTTGATGCCCTTGACCAGCTCGCCAGTTTCGACGCTGCCGTTGGTTTGCAGATTGCGCTGCGCATCGATGCGGATGGGCTTGGCACCCGCCCGCAGCGCGCCGCGCATGATGTTGGCTTCCATCTTCGCGGGGAGCTGATCGAGAAAGGCTTGCAGCTCGCGCAACCCTTTGACGTTGACTTCGCTCATACCCGGCTCCCTTGCATGGTGTAGCTTTCCACCATGAGCTCGATACCTTCGTTGCGGCCGAGAATTGCGGGCCCAGAAACAATCCGCGTTTCAATGCCGCCACGCTCTAACAAAATGACGCGCATTTCCGCCGTGATGCCGGGGATGTAGCGAAATCGCACCCGCGTGGGCTGGTGGCCGACGCGGATGGTGTTTTCGACGTCTTCCGCGTTGGTGGGCAGCACATCTTTGAGGCTGGCAGGCAAGGTCACAAACTCACCCCACGACGTCACCAGGGCTTCGGTGAGTGGATCCGTAGTGGAGCTGGCGGACTCAATCCGCACCATTTCGTTGAGTGGGCCGAGATCCATCAGAACCCCAACACGCGGTATTTGGCCACCAGGTGCTTCGCGGCCAAGGGGACGGTTTCCAGCTTTTGTACAGACGTCTCTGAACGGTTATCGTACAAATGTGCAGTGACCATCGCCACCGCAGTTTTGACATCGGCCGCCACCAAGTTGGCAGCAAAGCCCGCGACATACCGCACCTTGACGGCGTTTACCTGGCTGCGTGTGCCGGGCCAATCGGTGCCGACGGCAGGGACCAGCCAATGTTCGTGCGAATAATCATCCAGCGCATAGGTGCTGCTGGTGGCGGTGATCTCGGTACCGTCTTCGTTGAAGTACTTCAATGAGACGATGCTGGTGACGGGCCCACGCGGCAACAAAATGGCACCTTCTGGGAACGCATCAAGTGACAGCTCAAGTGTTTTCGGGCAAAAGCTGCGGGCGGTGTAGCCTTCCACCCACTCGCGCGCGGCGGCTTGGAGCTCCATCAGCAATGCATCATCCGGATGCGCCGGCGTGGGGGTGCCGTAAGCGGTGACCCGGCAGCGGGTGCGCAATGCGGCCAGGGGGATCAGCTCATCGGCAACATCGGTGATGACTTTGATTCCCACGATTACCTCGACTTGGTTTGAACGTTTACCCGGACCGCTGCAGCCGGGGTGGTGCGTTGCCGCGTGTTTTCACTTCCTCTGGCGGCCTGCGAAACCAGGGCGCCACTACTGGTGCCCGCCGTTGTTACTACGCCCGCCGCAATACCAGTCAGCGTTAGAGTGCCGCTGCCGGCGGCTACAAGTGCCGAACCAACTGCACCAGTGGCAGTACCGCTTAAGGTTAGCGTGCCGCTGCCAGCAACTACGGTTGTTGATGCACCCGCTGCGGTACCCCCTAACGTTACCGCCCCGCTGCCGGTGCATGCAATGGTCAACGTTCCAGATGAGGTACCGCTTAAGGTTAGAGCGCCGCTGCCGGTGCCTACAACCGTTGATGCACCCGCTGCGCTTCCGCTTAAGGTTAGAGCGCCACTGCCGGTGCCTACAACCGTTGATGCACCTGCTGAAGTGCCGCTTAAGGTTAGATCGCCGCTGCCGGTTCCCGTAATGGGCAAAGGCCCACCGCTACCACCGCCGATGCGGGGGACGCGAACGCGCAGCACGTCAGTCCCCGATCAGCGGCGGGCGGTTGGCGAAGGGGCTGCTAGTCACCACGTCAGCGGCAATGCCCCATTTCCACGCAAGATATCCCTCAATCTTCAATCTATCAAATGTCGATAGCGCCGCATTATTCGTGATAATCACTTCACCGATTTGCCAGTTTGTGTATCTAGTGAACATGGGTGAGGAACCGATGTAGAACGGCGAGGCCCCTAAGTTCGTCCGCAACGTATAGGAGCCGGAGTTGCCGCCGTCTGTGTTTCCGTTCTGCAGCCCAACCAATGAGTTGTTTTGATGTATGCCTGTGACAATATACGTTCGATTTGTAACGTAAGTCGCCACACCAGTCCCGTCGTAATTCGGCTGAGCTCCCCCAGTGTTTGCTGCATAAATTGCAGACCTTCCATTGCTTTTGATAAGATCAGACCACCCTGCAGTTGTGGGGCCAGTGGTGGTATAAAACTCAAATAATGAGTTGTAGGCGTTGGTGAATGCTGCAGCCCTAAATACGATGAATGCAGTTATTGGGTACTGAAATGCCCAAGCCTCGGGTGTTCTTCGTAGCGCTTTGGCGGTGCCGTCGAACGAGATGCTGCTCAGACCGTTAATGCCGTTCTGGTTATACGCTGGCTGGTTGGCCGTGGTTGTCTGCGTAAAATGCCGCCCGTTGCCGCTTTTGTCGCGCCACTCGCTCACGCCTGTTGCTACTGAAACTGTAGAAGCATCAGCAGCATCCAGCCACAGCGCAGGCCGCACCAAGTCAGGCGTCCACAACAGCCCCTGCAACTGTGCCTCATCGTATTGGTTAACCCCGCGCGGCATTACGCAATATCCTCATTCCAAGGACGCACGTAAATTTCGTTGCCGGATGAGGCAAACGCCACGCCTGCGTTATTGACCACGCTCAATCGCATGGAATACGGGTACAGCCCGTGTCCGTGCCGTCATTCAAAGTGACGCGAAGCGTGATCGAGCCGCCCGTCGCGGGCGTAATACTGCCAAGCTTGATCGTGACCGATCCGTAGAGATCGCGGTTGGTTGAGTTGTCATAGCTGATCGCGCTTGTTTCGGCACCGTTCGCAATACTGTTTAGTGTGGTCGAGGCTAGATTGCTCGAACGTGTTGATGGTGTAGCCCATTTTGCTACTGCCATGATTAAGCCCTCCCGCCGCGAGCGATGCCGACACTGCGCGCCGTCACGTCAATATTATTAGCTTCCGCCCACGAGGGATGCCGCTGGCCTAGTACCATCAGCGCATCAACGGCGGACTGTGTAAACACCCCTGCTGCCACTAGAGCCGTCAAACCGTTTTGTACAACGGTTCGGTAGTGCTCATTGCCAAGATCAACCGACTTCTGCATCGTCAACGCGTCATACATGGTATCCGCCACAACGCGAGCCTCATCGGAGAGCGCGGCATTCGTGCGTGCTGCTTTTAGTTTAGGCCACTCAAATGTGGCCAACAGCACGGCACGGGCCGAATGCGCTGAAACACTCTGCCAGACGATTGGCAGTGCCGCATCTGGCGTATTGAGAACATCGGCGACTCGCCAATCCGGCATCTCGGCGGGTAGTTCACTTATTTTTTCAGCTAAGGTTGTCATGGTCAGTCTCTTGGCGTTTTTCCGTCACTGCTAGCCGTTAAGCGTTGCCGCCGTTGAGGGTTTTGCTGGTGATGCTGATTGCCTGACCGTCGGCAATGTTGACGTTGTTTACCGTCATGTCGCCACCGCCCCCAGTGGCCGTGACAGTGCCTTGTTCGTGGCACGTGGACCCAGCGTTGTTATAGATGCGGTAGTAGCCGATATCCGTACCTGCGCCTGCTCCGGCCAAGCCGGTTGATGCCCACGAGCCACTGAGCGCTTTTGATCGTGCTGAGGCGTTGGCGTAAAAGTCAGACGGCAAGATCATCTCGACCAGCTTTGTGCCGGAATCCGCCGCCGCACAGTCTGCCGGGATGGAACCGCTAAACATACGCAGCATCGCCGACGCGCCGATGGTGGTTTCGATTGAATCAAGTGCGGCGTTTACGACTGCTGTGGATAATTGAATTGGTGGCATGATTTCCTCTGGTCGGTTGCGTTTTGGTTACCGCCTTACTTCTTTTTGCGGGTGGCTTTTGGCTTTGCTGCATCCGTGGTGTTGTCGCTTTTGTCACCCACGTACTCCGCACAGCCGACTTCTTCAACAAAGTGCTTTGCCAGTTCTGCTGATACACGCGCAACATCGCCGCTGCTGAAATTGCCAAAAACGGCGTTGCAACCGGTGGTTCTGAACTTGATTTCGCGTTGTGACATGGTTTCTCCTTGGGGGATAAAAAACGGGAGTGCATTTGTGTGCACTCCCGTTTCTTTTTGCTGCAGTCTTTCCGGAATTAAGCTGGTGTGAGATCGCCGTAACGGACTGCGGCTGGACGCTCGACCGCCAACATGGCGCGACGCTCTGCACGCACGGTGATGAGGTTGCGCTGGAAGTTGTCGGTATCGGAATCGGACAGCTCGACCACCACTTCGTCACGCTTGTAGAACGTGGCGGCTTGTGCCAGGTTGGCCACCATCACGTTATCCGCTGTCACGGCATTGGATGCCACCACCGGCAGGCCGAACAACGAGGCTGCGATATCCATGCCAGGATCACCCAAGATGTAACGACCGGTGGTGTCTTTTGCCAAACGCATGGTCCAGAAATCGCCTGGATTCAACACAATGACATCTGCCGGGAAATCTGCCAAGGCGCAGTCGCCGATGATTTTGCCAATCAGGTCAAAACGATTGGTTGCCGAGAGGCCCAATGCCGTGAGTGAGGCGGTGGTGTAACCGTGCGCGGTGAAGTTGCCGGATTTGGTGAAGCCGGAAATGTTCGGTGCGGTGCCGTTGCCGTTGATGATCTGGTTTTCAACACGCAGATTGCAACCGTAGATCAACCGGAAGTTGATGTACGCCGCCAGAGCTGGGTTGTCTTGCGCGAGCTGCTTGGAGATCTTCAACCAGTGGGCGATCGTCGCGACCGGCTCAGTCACCAGCGTGGTGGTGACGGCGCTTTCTGCCTTGACGGCGCCTTCAGTTGCTTCCGCTGCGGCGTTGGTGAAGGTGGCCTCACGAACATAATCCACTGCGTTGCTGCTGGTTGGCAGCGTGGTGAGCAGCTGCTCCAAGGTGAGCGCGCGGAAGGCACCGCCAACAACGGATGGCTTGCGGTCGCTGAAGGTGTTGCCGATGGCGTTGGTGATGGTGTTTTTGACTTCCATTGCCACTTTGCCGCGGCCGGCCGCCTGCCTTTTGGAAGGCTTGGTAGTCTGCCGACTTCACGAACTGGGCACCAACCGATTCGTCTTTCTGCTTTTCTTCACCGGGCGCGCTGGATTTTTGCTCGATGGCCAAGAGGCGATCAGCCAGGGTGCGCTGCTCCGTACCCAGAGTGTCAATGGCGTTTTTGGTTTCGGTCGAGATTTTGCCAATGGCGGCGATTTCGTTTGAGGCTTTTTCGTCGTACTTGGCCATCTTGCTTTCGATTTGGTCAAGCGACTTTTGGATGAGCTCGATGTTGCCCATACCAGCAAGCAAGGACAGGCCGACAATTTCCGGCTGCATCAAGACGTGTTTGGCGACGTCGAGAACATTCACGCCGGCGGACTGAAAGCCGACGGCAACGATGGCGGTCAACGCCAGGCAGGCGATGGTGATACTGAGATTCTTGGATTTCATTGTGACTCCTAAATGATGGGATGGTGTTTGGTTAGAGTTCCGCTATGCGGCGAGGCGGGCGATACGATCTGCCAGCGCTTTTAGTTCTGCATCAGGTTCCTGCCCAGCGTCCCGCTTGGCAAAGACGTCTTTTGCGCGGGCAGTGAGCGCCTGTACTGCCCCTTTCGAGAGACCACCTACATCCCGCAGGAATCGCTCGTACTCTCTGACGGTATCGATCTCGGCAATTTCTGCGACGATCTCTTCCGAAAATGTTTGAAACTTGACGCTGCCGGCTTCTACACGCGCAGCGGCGTCTGCCGGAAATACAACCGGCGAGACTTCCACCAGGTTGGCCCAGCGGCGAATGACGCGGTGGCCGTCTTCGGTTTCGTCGTAGTCGCCCTTCTTCAGAAAGCCGCCGATCGAGAGGCCGTCAATGGTGCCGTGCTGCATGGCGGCGCGCACATCGCTGGCGCGCGACAGGTTTGGCGTGAATTCGCCTTCAACAAACAGGCCGTGATCGTCTTCCTTCGCGACGGTCCACTTGCCGATCGGCATGTCCCAGCTGTGGTCATAAAACATCTTGGGCTTGCCGTTGCTGCGCAGGGTGGATTCGAATGCACCCTTGATGATGGTGTCGCCATAGCTATCGACGCCACCAAAGACGCTGGCGTAACCGGCAAAGGTGCCTTTGGCGCCGTCGACCTTCAGTTGCACATCATTGAGCGAGATTGTTTTGCGAAGTAGCATCGCTGCCTCCGGTGTTAAGTTTGACTTTGCCTAGTAGCGTTAATGGCACCAGGTTGGATTGCGCGGTGAGCTCGTCGCCGCCGGGTAACGGTGGATCGTTTTCGAGCTGGCGACATTCGTTGCGGGTGCGCAGACCGTTTTGAACGGCCTTTGCGTAACCATCCATGCGCTGGGGGAGGCTGCCCCGTAGCAGCGCATCAAAATGCCACTCCGCGTGCAGCGTGGCGCGCTGTGTTGGTGTGAGCACGCGTTTGCGCACGGCTTGCTCGATATTCACGAGCATCGGGCGAATGCTGAATTTGTAGAAGCCATCGATGATCTGCTCGATCCCGCTGCCCCACGCGGTGACGTTGCTGTGGTGCACGAGCACGGGCGGCACGTCGTACCACCGGCAGATCTGCTCCACTGAGTGCTTGCGCGATTCGAGCAGCTGCTGCTGTTCGGGCGTGATGCTGATCGACTCGTACTTCATGCCCGCTTCGAGCACTTTGAGCTTTGCGGTGCTGCCTTCGGCGAGGTCTGCAAAGTTTTGCTTCAGCCGCACCCGCTGCTCATCGGTTAGCACTTGATCCAGCATCAAGATGCCGGTGGATTTGCCACCGTTGGCAAACGTGGTGACGGCGGCTTGCTGGCCATAGGCGGCCTCGGCGATTGAGGCGCGCATGAATTCCAGCTTATCCAGCGCCGTGGTGCCGTTGCCCAGATTCTTGAGCACCAGCACGTTTTGCTCAGCAAATGCGGCGACGTTTTCATCCACACGGTAGGCGTAGACAATCGCGCCATCTGGCTGCACATGCGCCTGCACCTGGTCACTGGGCATTGGCCACAATGCAACGGCTTCACCTTTGGCATCACGGTCGATGCGTGCATACGAGACGCCGCGCAGATCGTGCCAGAGAATCATCGCGCGCCAAAACTCGAACGGGGTCATGCGTGAATTCGGTGAATCGTGCAGCAGCTGATACAGCCGCGTGGTGCGGGCGAGGCTCTTGGTGCCACCGTTCGCGCTATACACAAAAAACGGTAGGCTGGCGATGGTGGTGGCGCGGCGATCAATACATGCCCAGATGGTGTCGAGCTGCAGCGCACGATCACTGGTGACCGGAATGAGGTTAGGCGCGATCGGGCTGCTAGGCGCGCCGATCTGCAGGCCTCTCCCGGTCGTGAGCCCGCCGGTACCCAGCCTGAAGTAGCTCAGCAGTGATGTGAAGAAATTTGCCATCAAGTGGATACCGGTTCATTGAGAAACGCATCAATGTTGATCTTGGGTTTCGTGGTTTGCGCCAAACCCACGGCCATCACTGCAGCAACCGCGCCATCGATGCGGCCGGTGGCTTTCGCTTTATCTAGCTTGCGATTGCCGGCGGGGTCTTCGATCACCACCGCGTTGGCAGCGCACCAGGTCATCACGGGGTTGCCGTCGTGCTCGATCTGGTTGTTCAGCAGCTTTCTTTCGAATTCATCAATCGCCGGCGCCATGTCTTTGTAGCCCTGACCAAACGCGACCAGCGGCAGGGTGAGGCCATCTTCCGCTAACAGCATTTGTAGGTCTTCAATGCGCCAACGGTCGTATGCGACGCCGACCAATTCAAACGACGCGGTGATCTGCGCGAGGTACTGTATGACAGACTTTTTGTTGATCGCCCTGCCCGGCAACGCTTGTAACCAGCCTGCGTCCCGCCAGGCTAAATACGGCACGCGGTCTTTGTCAGCCTTATCCAGCAGCCCTTCCGACGGCAGCCAAAACATGGTCTTGAGCGCCCATCGCTCTTGATCGTTACGCGGCTCAAACATCAGCGCCAACGCGGTCAAGTCGGTGGTGCTCGATAGATCGAGACCGGCATATACGCGCCGCCCTTTCAGCTGCTCAAAGCTGATGGCTTGTTTCGCTGAGCGCCAAATGTGCGGTGAGAGCCAAGGATTCTCGGCTTCAGTCCATACACAAAAATTGAGGCGCTTCACGAGTGCTTCTTTTGCGGGCATGCCGCGCGCCTGCGTTACCTGTTCGCGCAGGTATTGCATGCCTGGTAACTCTGGCAGGCTTGGGTTCACTTTCACCCAGCACGATTCGTCGGCAAACGGATCGTCTTTTTCATCCAGCGCGCACACGTAGGCGAAAAAGCTGTCATCTTCCAACGCACCGCTGGCCACCCGGCATGCGTACTCGTGATAGCTCCAGCACACACTTGTCTGCCCGCTGCCTGCGTTCGTGATCATGAAGATGATCGGTTGCTCGCGAGACTTCACGCCGGCGCGCATCATCTCGATCACGTTGCCATCACGATGCTCGTGCAACTCATCGATCAAGCCAACATGCGGGCGCGGACCAGACTGGCCATCGTCAGAACTGATCGGCCGAAAGAATGACATCGTGGCGTTGTATGCCAGGTTCCATTCTTTGCCGGCGGCACCGCTAACGTGGCAGCGTGTTTTGAGCTCTGGCGAGTAGTGGTACATCGCGATCGCGTCGCGAAACAAAATCGCGGCTTGGTCTTTCTTTGTTGCGGCGCTGTAGATCTCCGCACGCTGCTCACCGTCGGCGACTAATCCCTTGATACCCACGCCGGCGGCGAGCGGCGATTTGCCAGAGCCCTTAGCGGTTTCGGCGTACACCATCCGGAAGCGGCGAGTGCCAGTGGTTGTCTTCCAGCCGTACAAACTGCCAACGATGAAGTGTTGCCACGGCTTTAAGTCGAACGGCTTGCCTTCGAACTTGCCGCCATTGAGCCGCAGCACGTCAGGATAAAAATCAATCGCCAGCTCGGCGGCGGCTTTATCCCACACCAGCCCGCGTTTGCTGCCTTCCTTCAAATCTCGCAGATGCCGTGCACACGCATCACGAACGTGCGGACCGGCCACAACTTTTTTTGCAACAACGGCGCGCGCATATGCGGTCGCGCGGTCAGGCGCAGCCTTTCGCTTTGGTTTAACCGGCGAAGTGGCGGGACGCGGCGTCCGGCGCTTGTGGCGCTCCGGGGTTTGTGTTGTTTGCATCGGGGAATAGAGGCAACTGAGCTGAGAGCGTGGTGAAGCGCGTCCGCGCGCTTGGCGTCATTCCAAACTCACACATAAATTTGTGCATCTGATCGGCAGCGCGGTTGCTGATCTGCAGCAAAACACTCATCTGGCGATAGCCTGAAGGCGTCGTCTCAACCAGGGCATCTTCGCCGGCCACTTTGAGTTTCGTTTCAGCGGCAGCCCACCTCGCATAGGCTTGGCAATACACAGCAAACGCCGCGCGGTCTAGTTGTGAAATCAAGCCTAGGCGGATCAGCTCGGCGCCAAGGCGGTTCCACTCGGCTTTCGCCAGATCGGCCAAGTGCTCGGGCGGATCAGGCAACACAACATCCGGCTTTAATTCGTTGCGCAGCTCGGCGCTCGATTTTTTCGACGGGTTGCCATTCAGCATGTGCACATTCGCCGGCAGCGGCGCTGGACCTCGCTTCATTTTCGATTCCTGACTGGGGGGATACCCCCCTGCTATAACTCCCGCTTATGCACGCGAAGTTGGGCAAGCGGTCTAGAGTCCGCCAGCCTGTGACTTTTTACCCGCCCCCACCCCTTGATTGAGCGGGTGCCAAGGATGAGTTGGGTCGATCGGCAGTCCATCGAGATCGCAGCCGGAAACTGTGCCGCTTTTCTCCAAGCGTTGCTTGTGCCGGTTGTGGCATGGCTCGCACAAGGACTGGCGATTCTTTGGATCCCAGAACAAAGCCATGTCGCCACGATGCGGCACGACGTGATCGACTACGGTTGCGGCGATTGACTTGCCTTGTTGGGTACACATCACGCAAAGCGGATGGTTTCGCAGGTGACCCAAGCGCACCTTTTGCCACCGATAACCATACGGGCTTTTCGTCGCTGGCATAGTTTAGGCTTTGGTCGTAAAAACACCGACAGCGCGTTTGCGTCTGCCGGTGTTGCTGGCGTAGTTCTAACAACTTAGCGACATTTAACATCACGTCCGCCACTTTCAGTTAGTTTTTCTTCATCTACCGCAAAGGCCGCGCCAGTGCTTGAGCTGCGGGTAGGATAGACGCGCGTTTTCTACGCAGCTTTGGTGGCTTCGTGGGTGTTTCAGCAGGCGCGGCAATGGGCACAGATGCAGGCGGCACCGGTGAGAGGACCAGCGACTTGTACCGATACGTATCCCAGAATGTTTGTTCCGCCTTGGCAAGCCAACGCTGATAGGTCCGCAGTGCCATCTTGCGCACCTTCGCATTGCTTTCCTGTGTACCAGCGACACAATAACTCTCAACCAATATCTCGCGCTCGTGCTCCATCATCTGCTTGAGTGCACGATCCACACGCTGCGCATCGGCAACGATGTACGGCACTGGCACTTCTGCGGCATGTTCGCGCGCTGCACCGCTACCTACACGCTGCCAGCCAGCCCCGTTGCTTGTCACTGGTGCCCCGCTGAACCGTCCATTGCACAGCGCCCAGTTATCCAAGAGCCGACCAATCTCTTGCCGCACCATCCGATCAATCATGATTCACCTCCAAGGTGTCCCACCTTATTGAGGTGGGACACCAGGTAGGACACTGAAACCCCGCGCCGTTCCTTGTGGTGTCCTACCGTCCTACCTGTCCTACTTAAAATACACACACACATGTGCGTGCGCGCGTGCGCGTGCGTGTGTGCGCGCATACGTGAGGAAGAGGTGGGACGGGTGGGACGGTAGGACACCGCTAGCATTGGCGCGGCTTTCCGGTGACCTACCTCATTTTTGGAGGTGGGACACAGGTGGGACACCTGATTAAAACGGCGCATCATCTTGCTCTCCTTTGACCACTGGACCCTGAATTGACGGATCGACTTCCCGCCGGTAACCCCAACAGCGACTGTTTTTGTCGCCGATCTTCACCCGCTTAAAACCCATGCGCCGCAAAATCGCACCGACCCGCATCTGGCTCATCTTGTCCCAGCGTGCGCTATCGATCTTTAGCGCCTCTGCCATCACCTCGGCAGTGCTGGTGGTCGTGCGGCTACCGATAAAGCCCTCTATCGGCTCCTGCCACGCGTCCTCCTGGTACCGCTTCTCTTGTTCCTCAGCGAACAGCCTGCGGTCCTTCTCTTCAATCCACCATGTCACCTTGTGCCGGTACATGTGCAGCGCTTCCGCCCACAGCTGGTCGACGTCGCGCTTTAAGGCCTCGATATCAATCTTCGTGCACGAGATCGGCAAGAATCGCCGGTTGCCGCTATCGTCCTTCAGGTAAGCGTCATGGTTCACCGTGCCGGCAAAGATGCAGCGGCGCGGTTTCTTGACCAGCATGCGGCCGTATGGAAGCCTGAACAGATCCTGCCGTTTCGGAATGAACTGCTTAATCGATGATGATTCGGCTTTGTTCATTCCCTCGAGCTCAGCCATCTCAACAATCCAACGGCCCTGCAGCACCATCAGCGAATCCTTGTTGTTGAAATCTAGGCGCTCATCGGTGAACCATTCGCCGCCCAGCACGCGAAGTGCTGACGATTTCATGATGCCCTGCTCACCTTCCAGAATCAGCATGGTGTCAACTTGCGCACCCACTGGCGTGGCGGGATCTGCCGCAACATAAACCCGCGCAATTGCACCGACCATCCACATCACACCAGCGCGTTCTGTATAGGCTGCAATGCGGTCGCGTTCATCGACGGACAGCTTCTCAAAGTCTTTCCCCTGGCACGCCCCCAAATACGTGATTGGCCACATCCGCAGCCGATGTTCGCCATCCCACGGTGTTGCCTCGATCTTCTCGATCAGCGGATGGAACTGCTTCTCGCGTGCCACCAGCGTCACTGCCTGCATGACGTCCTTCTCTTTAGCCTCGAAATACCGCGTCGAGAGCCAGTGCCTCAGACGATAGTCATCGAGCTCGGTCCATTCGCTGACACGGAATTTCACTTTGTAGTCGTGCCAGGGCGGCGGCGACACTTTCATGATGAGCTCGCTGTACTGGTCGAAGCCCAACATGCCGACCAAGTCGCGGTGATTCTTCAGGATCAGCATCAGGTTGTGCATTACGGGCTTGGTCGCACCCTTGTCCGTTTTCTTCAGATCCTTCTTCCAAGCCCAAATCGGATCATCCTCGTTTTTGCCGTTAGGCAATACAGGGGTTTGGAGCCCATTTTCGGCATCAGGAATCGAAGCGAGCGCCGCTTCAAATGCAGCCACATCGCCATCATCATGGCCTTCATACCCCACCGAAGGCTTGCGCGCGCTACCCATCGGATCAAAATTGTCTGGCGACAAAGACTCATTAAGCTGCTCTGCGGCGGCATCGAGCGACACCTGCAAGTGCAGATCATTGAAGTCTGTCCACTTATCGTCACGCGTCGAGGCATCAGGAAACACAGGCACCACCACCCGCGCATGCTCAAGGCCGCACGCGATCGCAGCGCGGCTCGCATAGTCGGTGCCAGGATTCCAAGGGGTATTGTCTGGGCGCGTCGTCTTCCAATCATCGTCGGCCGCAATGACGATGCATGAGCTCGGATACCTTGCCCGCAACAACATGGCCACCGGCACCAGGTTGCCGGCGTTAAACGCAACAAACACCGGATGCTTGCGTTGTGTGGCCATGCGGATCGAACAACCCGTCGCCCACCCTTCGCACAGAATTAGCGTTTGTTCCTCTTGCGGCACAGGCCCAAGGCGGCAATAGCCGCCATCCATGCGCATGTTCTTAGTGAAGCGCTTCGTGCCGTCTGGCTGGATCTGCTGCAGGCCAGCAATGCGGGCAGCATCGAGGTCATCATCCCATCGATACACTGGTATCAGCAGCGTGCCATCCGTATAGGCACGCGCACCTTCGGGCACCACCTGCTTGCGCGCGACGTATGGATTATCCGACGGCACCAAGCCAGCCGCCTTCCACTGTTGCGCGGCGCGGTTGGCGGCATTACCCGATCGCTCTAATCGCTTCGCTTGCTCGCGCTCCTCGGCCGCGCGCTGTGCACGCTGCACCTCTGCACGCTCATCCGCCGAGATGCCGGCCCAATCGATCTCGATCTTGGTCGATTCGATCTTGCCCCAGCAGCCGTAAGCACCGCCGACGACAAACTGGCCAGAGCGCGTGCGAAATTCGTGCAACACATACCACGCCGTTTTCTTCGGGCCATAACGCGTGATCCGACCAAGCCCCACTTGGGGATGACCAGGCGGAAACTCCGGCATTCCGGCCGCGCGCATCTGCGCGATCGCGTTGTTCAATGAGTCCATAGCCGTCTTCTTATCTTGTTTTTGAATGCTGCTGCAGCGCCCGCTGCCTACGCCAATACCAAGCCACCAAACGCTTGAAGTGCTCGATGAACTCCGCCTGGTGGTGTGCCGCCATATCTGTTACCACCTGTCGCCGCGCGTCTTTGTGGGCGATCAAGGCCACCTTCCGCGCGAGGTTGTGCACACGAATCTTTGCATCCAACTTGATCCAAGCGTCTGAGCCGCCGGGCGGTGCTACTTGACCGCTCCACGGGTAATCCACGAGCGGAATCATCTTGAAAGGGTCCGGCAGCTTCACTTCACGCCCCTTGCCCACTTCGGCAGGTCCGCCTCGATGCGCGCTTTGCGTGCTTTAACGGCCTTAGCCATCCGCGCACGGGAGAGGTTCTGCCGCTGCTTGCGTGATTCCGCCCACTCACGACGGCGCACATGCTGTTTGTGTTTGCCACGATGATCTTCAGGTGGTGGCGAGCCCTCAACAAACTGATACAGGAGCCCGCTCTTCGCGTTGCCGCCCACCTTCACCAGCGATGCCGGTGCCAGCAGCAAACGCTTCACGGCCGCGCGCACCTGGTCCACATCGAGCGCCACAGCTCCTGCAATGTCGCTGGCCGTCCACGGGCGATAAGCCGCCGCATGGAAGGCCTTGTACACCGTCAGCAAGATGGTGCGGTCGCGCCTCACTACTGCTTATCTTTCGCCGCTTGAAGCAGCTGCTCTGCACGACGCAATGCGGCCGCTTTCTCATCAGGCCACATCACCGGCGGGCCGTCGTATGGCCGTAGCAGCTTGCCTTGCAGCTTCACACACACTTGGTCGCGTGAGGTTTGCGAATCCCCTTGTGGGCCGTCGAGATAGCGAATCTCGACGCGGCTAAATAGATCGCTGCCGTCGGCCCTGGCAAGCGACTCCACCCGCGCTACATGCCCCAGCGGTGTCACCACCCGCATGCCTATCTCAAAACGCACAATTCGCTTTACCGATGTCGAATTCGCCGTTGGCTCACTGGTCGGCATCTGCATCACGCCACCTGCTTCAACAACGTCGGGTTCTGCGCCAGTAGCGATTCCAGCCGCGCCATTTGTTTGCCTTGAGTCTCGATCGATTCCTGAATCGACGCGGCAAGCGTTTTCGCGACATCCTTGGCGTTGCGCTGAACGGGGCGGGCGTGCATCGTTTCATCACACAGCCAATACAGCGGGTCGTAGCGGCCGTTGAATTGGCACACCGCCAGCACTTCGCCCATGTCCAGCTTCTGGTCGCTGGTGCCGCTGACACAATTCTTCAACCGCGCATACGCACTCTCAGGCTTCATGCCCGGCCAGATGTGCATTGCGGTTTGCTTGTACCCTACCCCACCTTCAATAGCAGTTCGCACCGCCTGAAAGTGATCATCGTAGAACGCCGGAATCTGCTCCATACATCTGCCTTTCTCGTCACCCATAAAAGTTATGGGCGTCTATGGGTGGTTGTTTTTGGCCAAAAAAAAGGAAACTGGCGGCATGCACTCACAAACACATGCCGCCATGTCCTACCTCCCCCATCAGGGAGGCCCTTTCGCCCGCACAGCTGCACCGTTGCGCGCGCAACGGATAGACCGCGTAACGAGTCCTTGCAAAGAAAAGACCGGTGCAGGCGTCGCACCGGCAAGGCAGCCCCCCGCGCGGTGTACTAAGCCGGCGGAGAATCGTGGAGCTGCGGAGGAGAAGGCGGGGTTCGCAGTCATGCCAGAATCAAGCTCCGACACCGTCAACGAACACGAAAGGAACCCCAATGGAAGACACGGACGCGCGCATCAGGCACCTTTATCAAGACTTGACTGCGAGCCTGCTTGCGATAACGAATGCGCTTGCAGCCAAAGGCGTCGTAACGAAGCAAGAAATCGCGCACGCCGCCACCGAACGGCTTCTCGTGCTGAAAGAGCTGCTGCCAGCGGAAGAAACACACTCGCTCGTATTGCTTCAGGCACTGTCAACTTCGTTCGAGCGGGTTCCGGGCGACTAACGCAAGCCGAACGCACAGCTGCTTCGCACATCGCGACGTGGCGTTGCGCGTCGGATAAACCCTCCGCTTGGCGGGCGTTTTCAGGCGTTTTTGCTTCGAGAAGCCCGTCGTTATTAGGGTTTGTCATTCGGCCGCCTGTACGCGAAGCTCGGCAGGAAGGCCGTCGGAAGGGTGCGGATACTGAACACGCGCCAATTCGTGCGGTGTTACCTGATAGCCCACCGCTGCTGAAACGAGGATCACGTAGTCGACGGGCACTCCCGTGCTTTTCCAGTTCGAAACCCGAGATTGATAGAACCGCTCTGGCTTGCCCAAAACCTGCTCAGAGAGCTTGGTCATGACGTCAGCCAGCTTAGTTACCCCATCCGCGAGTTGGCACGCGCGTTCAAATGCTTCCATTAAGCCCTCAAAAATCAAGAATCTTGTTTATTAAACATCAAGAATCTTGGCACGTCAACACCAAGAACCCTGATAAAAAACCCAATGATGAAAAAAAGCGAAACTGTGGGCGCTCGGATTAAGGCGGCGCGCGAGGCTAAAGGGTGGAAACAGCACCAGCTGGCGGAGGCGTGCGGCTGGGGTCAGTCACGCATTGGGAACTACGAGCGAGACGCCAGCGCGCCCAAAGCGGCCGACATTCAGCTAATCGCACACGCTTTAGACATTTCGCCGTCCTATATTCAATTTGGCGCGACGTTAGTCGAGGCGCGAGAGCCGATCAGTGACTACGACTCCAAATACGCACTTATTCGCAAATACGCAGCCCAAGCCTCTGCCGGCAGAGGCGCGCAAAATGAACACGAAGAGGTTGACGGAAAACATGCTTATCGACGCGACTGGCTTCAGAGAAAAAATCTCAACCCCATGCTTTGTGTTGTCGTTGAAGCTAACGGCGATTCTATGTACCCAACTATCCACGACGGCGACCAGCTGCTGGTCAACCGAGGCCAACGAAAGCTAATCAACGGCCATGTCTTTGCGTTTCGGACGGATGACGGTGTGAAGGTAAAACGCTTGCACAAGCAACTTGATGGAAAAGTTCGCGTGGTCTCTGACAACCCTGACAAAATGATGTACCCAGACGATTTTTTGACCCCTTACATGGAAGCTGAGATCATTGGCGAAGTGGTGCATCGAGCAGGAAGCGTATGACAGACTCTAATGAGCCTCCGGGCCGCGCCGGTTACCAAGCCGGCATGACGATTGCAAAACAACGCAAGCTAGTTGTTATCGTACTGATCGTCATTGCCGCGCTGGTGGTTATCTCAAACAAAGTTGGCGAACATCTCGCAGCCACACAGGCCAAAGAGAGAGCCGCCGCTGCCGCTGCTTCACAAGCCAGAATTGAGGCAAACCGCGCCGCGCGACTCAAGGCGACCGCGGACGATCGCGCTTCAGCTCGATCACAAATGGCTGCTGCAATTGCCAAAAAAGACTACGAAGCTGCCATCAGCGCCGGTGCAATGTTTGCCGACCTGAGCGATCCGGAAATGATCGCACTGCGCACAGAGGCAAAGGGCCGCTTGGCTGAAATCCAAGCAAAGGAGGCCAAGATAAAAGCCGAACTTGACCGCAAAGCTGACCTCGCGCGACGTAAACGAGAAGGCGTGAAGATCGGCATGACCCAGCAACAAGTGATTGAAAGCAGCTGGGGTAAGCCCAGCGACATAAATCGCACCTCTACAGCGCGCGGTACACGTGAGCAGTGGGTTTACTCAGATGGCCGCGGTTATCTCTATTTTGACAATGGAATACTCACCACTGTCCAAAACTAACGCGCCCTGTTAGTTTCACGTGAAACAAGAAACTTGTTGACAAACTAAAACAAGTTTCTTGATAATTGCCTCCGTCGCCCACTCACGGGCACCTACGGAGGCAATATGTCCTGCTTCAACACCCGCACCACGGCCGCACCGGCCGCTGCAATACAAATCCCTGACGACGCCACCATGCTGGAAGTGGCGCAGCTCGCTGCCGCCGCGAACGTCGTCATGATCGAGCGAGCTGGCCGCACCTGTTTTTGTGGCCGCGCAAACGTGCCCGAGGGCTGGCACCTCGTCGGCATCGGCGGTCAACGCACACCTGCACAGGTGGCCGCATGAGCAGCATCACTGCACAGATCGAAACGGCGCTGATTCGCGGCACCCTAGCCGAACTAGCTTGGCGGTTTGAATCCCTTAACCGATTGCAGCTACTCAATGAAAAGCAGCTTCGCGTGTTCGAGGATTTGAGCGCGGGACTCGGCGTCGAGAAACTGGTAAATATCGTCACGGTGCCCGCAAGCGGCAAAAACCCCCTGACCTTCCATCTCGAAGCCAGCCAGGAATTGTTGGAGTTTGTCGCCACACTTCGGGCATTGGAGAGTGATGCGCGCAGTCTTTATCCCGCCAAGGCCACCACGGGAGATGCCCAATGAAACTCATCTCACCCGTCCAGCACGCCGTCATCGATAACTTCACCGGCATCGCGCTCGCTCTGCACGGCACCAAGACAGAAGCCGAGCTCTCCATCCCCCGCAAGCCGCCGTATGACGACCACCCGGGCTTTCGCGTGGCGCGTGTGCTCGTCACCATCGAAGAGCTGGCGCCGATCCCGCCGGTGCAGCAACTGTATCTGCCGTATGCGGCCAGTGCGGATAAGGAGGCAACCCATGTCGCGCACCAATAGTGGACCGTATGTGATTTTTGATACCCGTTCGCACAAGTACTTTTGTGTCGGGCTCCGCAATGCGGAAAAGCGCGGCTGGCATAGCAAGAGTGCCGACGCCACTACCTTCTCCACGCGCACCGAAGCGGCGGCGGCAAAGGCCGGCATTCAGATCTACGGCCGCACCGCGCGCGGGTCTATCACCGTTATCCCCGCGCCCAAAGTCGCCCAGGTGAACGCAGAGAATTTGCACGAAGCAGCCAACTACGCCATCAAGGCGCTGTGCGAGCAGCTTGAAGGGATTGCGGCATGAACTTAAAAGCAACTTTTGAAGCCATCAAGGTGTTCAACGTCGAAATAAACGGCAAGAGCATCGGTCTGTTTCAGCAGGTTTCTGACTGGAATGGTTTAGTTGAATTGCGTTCATTGAGAACGCCATCGAACTCGATCATCGCATGGCCGTGCGACCGCACAACGCACATGGCAAAGATGTTTGCCGAGGTGATTGGCGGCGCGGAGCCTAAAGCCGAGACATTTCAGATTGTGATGTGTTCGCCTGACATTGTTTTGGCCGGAAGCGTTGAGAAGACGGGCGCTGCATGACCATCTCACGCAACCTCATCACACCAAAAAAGCAGTGGCAGCCGTGGGAGATTGAGCTGGTCACCGAGCTCTACCCGCACGTCGAGTGCATCGTCATTGCGTGGTTTTGCAATTGCAGCATTGGCGCGGTGTACCAACGAGCCGCTGTGCTTGGTTTGAAGAAAGACGCAGCCACCGTTGCTCAGGTCGCACGCGAACGCATGACGCCTGACCACCCCGACCGCCTGCCATTCTTTTCAGACACCACCCTGGGCGCGCTCACCAGTTTAAGAAAGGCCAGGTGCCGTTCAACAAGGGCCGCACGGGCGTCACCTATCCTGGCTGTGTGCAGACACAATTCAAGAAGGGCGTGAAGCCGCATACGTGGAAGCCGATAGGCAGCGAGCGCGTGAGCAAAGGGGGCTACCTGCAACGCAAGGTGACCGATACCGGCTTCCCGCTGCGTGATTGGGTGGCGGTGCATATCTTGGTGTGGCAAGAGCACGCCGGCCGCACGTTGCCGAAGGGGCATGCGGTGATTTTTCGAGACGGCAACAAGCGTAACTTTGACCCCGCCAACCTGGAGTGCATCACCCGCGCCGAGCTGATGGCGCGCAACACCATTCACCGCTACCCGCAACCCTTGAAACACGCCATTCGCCTGGTCAAAAAACTACAGAGGACGATCAATGAAAAACAAAAGTGAAGATCTGCGCAACCATCTTTTTGCCACGCTTGAAGCGCTGCAAGACAAAGAGAAACCGATGGAGATCGAGCGCGCCAGAGCGATCGCCGATGTTGCCCAGGTCGTTGTCAATTTAGCGAAGGCCGAAGTGGCGTTTGCTAACGCCACCGGCTCCAACCCCGACCGCCTGCCATTCTTTTCAGACGTGCCGAGCTTTGCTGAACCCGGCGAGAAGATGGTGGCCAACAATCAGCCACCCCGACCGCCTGCCATTCTTTTCAGACGTGCCGAGCTTTGCTGAACCCGGCGAGAAGATGGTGGCCAACAATCAGCCGCGCATTGTGCACAAGATCAAATGACCACCATCACCCTAAACCCTCGCGAGTTTTGGTCGCTGGCAATCGGCGGCGCGGTACTGTGCTTCACGGCCGGCGTGATCCTAGCCTGCCTTGTCGTGGCCGTAGTGGTTATGCCGCTACGTGACCACGAGGCCAGCCAACAAGTTGAGTCGGCCTATGCCAAAGGTGCCATGCTCAAGATCGCCAGCAGCAAAGCCAGGTGTCAACAGTGGGAATTGAGAAATAGGAGAGCTATCTGTGACGAATGACGTTAAAGAACGGCCGATCCTCTTTTCCGCGCCGATGGTCAGAGCGATATTTGACGGGCGCAAGGTGCAAACGCGGAGAGTGGTGAAGCTACGCGACAAGGATCTGCACGATGATTCGGCCTACTTAAACGGCGGCAGCGCGGCCATCGCGCTAGGTCATGGCGTCGGCGGCATCGTCGAGTGGCGGGAGCAAAACGGGCAGTGGTTTGGTTTGTCCGGCTATACCACCGTTGTGAATATCGATTGCCCCTACGGCCAAGTAGGCGACCGGCTGCGCGTCAAAGAATCCGCATGGATGTGGTGTAAGCAGGTGCCGAACGGAAAGACCAAGACGGGCCGCGACAAATTCAAATACGTTCCACTTCGAGAAGCGCCGGTCTTTTACGTTGCCGACGATCCAGAACGGCCAACGCTTGATGTTCAGTCGAGCGTAGGTCAAGACGGTTATAAGTGGCGTTTCAAGGTTGGCCGATTCCTGCCGGCTTGGGCTTGCCGCATGGAGTTGGAAGTAACAGGTGTTCGCGTTGAACGACTCAGAGAAATTAGTGAGGCCGATGCGAACGCGGAAGGCTGCGCTGGTGGTCACGGCTCAATACCGAGCTACCCGTACAACGCGATACCACGGGAGCACTTCAAAAACCTATGGGAATCCATCAACGGCGCGGGAAGCTGGGAGGCTAGCCCGTTCGTATGGGTTGTTTCATTTCGGAGGATCAAGTAATGAGTAACGACAAGGCAACCAAACCGGAGAGCACAATGATCGAACCAATCAAACTACTAGCAGGAAGCCACGCAGACACCGCTGAAACGGGTAGCGGCTGCTTCATGAACGTAATCGCGTACCTGAACGGCGAGGCGCAGATTAACGACCAATCCGAGTGCGTGTGCTATGTCATGCGACCGCTGGCAATTTATGCCAATGACCTGTTTGGCGACAAAGACCGGCAAAAGCTGCTGCCGTTCATTCTCCGTGCGCTTGGGTCGCGGACATATGATAAAGCGGTAATTACCGAAAGATTGCGCCATGTGGTTGCGTTTGCGGAAAAGCAAGGCCAGTACGCCGCCGAGTACGCCGAGTACGCCGAGTACGCCAAGTACGCCGCCGAGTACGCCGCCGAG